GAGTAAACGAAGAACCCGACAGGAGATAAACTAGTAGGAGGTGGAAAGATGAAATATTGCAACATCGATAGGAAGCGAGAGGAAAAAGGATTAAGCAAAAGAGAGCTTGCAGATGAAGTCGGTATTTCACTTAAAACATATTACAACTGGATAAACGGTAAAACAGATATACCGAGTTGTAAGTTAATTAGGCTGTCAAAGATATTGGGGTGCGGCATAGATTTTATGCTTAAAGAATAAAGACCGACAAGTATGCACTGCTAATACATAAATGCCGGTCTCCCGAATTTTATATCCGTAATACCTTGCAAAAGCTCTGTCCGGGAGCAATGAACAATTTAGCAGATTGTTTTCTATGGGGTATAGATCAACTTTGGCAGTTCGGGACAGCCTTCTTGCAGTCAAAAGTAAGACTACAAGCTCCTGCAATAGCTTTTAGGATTCCGCTTTAAACTTTGAGTGCACAACAAAGGTTTAGAGTTTATCACCTATACAACGGAAACAGGGATAAGTCAAAAATTGGGACATTAAGACAACGCCTCCTTTATTAAACTTATTGAAATAATAATATCACTTTTTGAAATATTTTACAACTTATAAAACATCAAAGGAGAGCGATGATATAGGAGTACATAAAAAACGACTCACTATAGAAGTACTTCTATAAGCAATAAGTAAGACAGAGGTGGAAAGATGACACAGCAAGAAAAAACAATACTGCAAGGTATGTATGCAGCAGGATTTAGATATGTAGTGAGAGATAAAAAATGGATACTGTTTGGCACAGATAAATTTATCAAGGTTGATAGAGAATGGGATGTTGTCAATCCTGAAACAAACAGAGTTACAGATTTGGATACAGCGGTTGATAGGCTGTTTGATTGGATAAAACCGAATGGGGAACAGATAGAAATCGCTAAAGTGATAGCTTTGTAATTATTTCAGCTATAGACAAGCCGGTATTAATGAAGGACAAGAATTTGTCTACAGAAAAACCAGTCTTTACTTTATCCCAGATAGATGAGTTTTCAATCAGATCAATGTATTCAAAACCTATTTCAGAAATACCGATTATATTTGTAGCTTTAGGAGATACATCGTTGCGCTGTCTTATGAGCAATCCCTTTATGCAGAGATATTCAACTGTAAGGCAGATTAATAGATAGTCGCAGTTTTTGTTGCAAGACCAAATATGTCTGGGTTTTATAATAATCGGTTTTCCGCTTGAACGATATGTAAGATTGTCCCGAATATAAAGCATTACCATTTTATTATAGTCTTCGTTAGGTTGAAATACCATAATTTATCAACTCCTTAAACAGGAGTATATCACAAAAAAATTTTACGAACAAGAAAAGAGGGCAAGGCGGGGTGAGAAGAAATGCCAAAAAGTAAATTAGGTATCAACAAAGATAATGAGCTTGATAAACAAATCAGAGCAATGATTATCTACAAACAGGAGTTAAACGGAATATCGACAACCGAGTTAGCCGTTTCTGCGCAATTGAGCGTATCAACATTATATGAAAGACTGAGAAGTCCTTCACATTTTCGTTTAAGCGAATTAAGAAAAGTGTGCAAAAAATTGAATATCGACATAGCAGAGTTGATAGAGGGAAAGGAGGATCCACAATGACAGCAGTAGAAACAGTAAGCTTCTGGCTTGCCTATGGGATAGTAATAACAATCATCAGTGCGATATACATACACCACATAAGCAGAGAGGCGGAGCAGGAGCATGAAAGAGCGGAGAGATACAAAGAGCGATACGAAGCTCTCAAACGAGGAGAGCGATAAGAAGTTGGATGACGCCGCCAGGAAAACGTATAAGGAAATAGTACTTATAGAAATACGGAAAGAAGCGGAGTTGGACGACTATATGATTAAAGGCTGTATTCGGTCAATACAAAGGAGAGGTAGGCGGTGAAAGACCAATGCAAAAGCTGTGCGAAGTGGCGCAGATGTAAGGACAGGTCAAGAGGAGTAGCCTGTGCGGAATATAAAAAAGCCCCCAACGGAAAGGGGGTTCCGATAAAGGGGACAGGTAATAAAAATCAATTACATAATAACGCTAAACAATAAAAAAGTCAACGGAGGTAAAAGCAATGGAAACAGGGAACATCAAATCAATTGTACAGATGGCGCGAGGAGCAATTGAAGAAAGAATAGACCTTGAAATGACAAAGGTTCTTGAAAACATCCTCGACACTAACACAAAGGCAACAGCCAAAAGAAAACTGACGGTAACATTTGAAATTCAGCCGGACGATGAAAGACAAACACTTGCAGTAGCTGCTACGGCAAAAAGCACGTTAGCGCCTACAAATCCGGTTGCCACAGCTTTGTATGTAGGTAAAGTCGGAGAAGAAATACAGGCGGTAGAAATGACAGCACAGATACCCGGACAGGCTGATTTGTTCGGAGGAGAACAGGAAACACCGGCACAGCTTAAACTTGTATCAAGCAGATAAGGAGGAAAAATTATGTTAAAAGAAGCAATCGAAAAAATCAGGGAAATGGCAATTGAGGGAGAAGAGATAAAAACAATTCAAATTAATGACGATGTTTTTGCAAGAGGTAAAGACGGAGAATTAAAAGTTATTGCACAAAAACCTATTGTCCCTTCAAATGTAACGGTAACAAGTCTTGAAGGTTTTGTGTGTTGGGTCAAGAACGAATGTGCAGAAACTCCCGAAGCAAAGTTATTTGTTGAGGTATCGGATTATAACGCCGTGAATTGTCGTACAGAAAGAGGTTTTATAGAACCAGGTAAGACTTGCAACATAATAAACCTTTCATCAAGAAATAATCTTTTTTCAGAAGGTTTCAGAGGATATGAGGAAGCTATGATAGAGCTCAGAAGTAAATATCAGCATACTGATGATATTGATTATCTTCTTAAATTATTAAGTTCAATGACATTGGAGAACAGTGTAAAGAGTGATGACAACGGACTTAATCAGCAGGTTACAGTCAGAAAAGGAATAGCGTTGACAGAAAACGTTCCGATTAAACCGATAGTAAAACTTAAGCCGTACAGAACATTCTTTGAAGTGGAACAGCCTGAAAGTGAGTTCCTCTTAAGAATAGGAGACGGTGGACAGGTGGGACTTTTCGAAGCTGACGGCGGTATGTGGAAGATGACGGCAAGATATACGATTAAATCATACCTTCAAGAAGCACTCAAAGAAGAAATAAATGACGGAATAGTTATAGTAACACTTTAACAAATAAAAAAGCCCCTGCGGAGCGGCAACTCCGACAAGGGGCAAGAAGAAAAATGATTACTTATATGATAACCGAAAACGGAAGAAAAGGCAAGGGTGAAGAGGAATGAACGAAAGCGGAAATTTTAATGACCGTGAGTTTGAAAAAATGCTGGTCTGGAAAGTAACATCCCTGAACATGGATATAGATGTTTTAGAGGATGAAAACACAAGATTGCAGTACGAAATAGATAAGTACAAAAAAGAGAACAACGAGCTTAGAGAAAAACTCAGCGCAATAGGGGGCATTGGCGATGACATGTAATACAGAAAAAACACACTGGAAAAAGGTAGTTTCCGATCCAAACTATATAGGCGAAGGAGACTTTCAGCCGGGACAGGAAATTGTAGTAACAATAGATAGGGTAGTATCACATGAAACAGTGCCGACCGCAGAGGGAAAATCAGATAAAGCGGTTATACATTTCAAAGAAAAATATAAACCGATGATACTGAACGTGGCAAGGTCAAAATCAATAACCAAAGTTGCAGGCTCTCCGTATTTTGAGGATTGGATTGGCGTAAGGATACAGTTGTATGTAGAACACGGAATACGAGCGTTCGGCGAAGTCGTAAGCGCAGTCAGAGTTCGCCCCTTTAAGCCAAGAGTAGCCTTACAGCAAGATTATAAATGTCAAAAGTGCGGAAAGACTGTTCAGGCGTTTGGGAAAATGAACGCAGAACAGATGGCTAAATATACAAAGGACAAATACGGCGAGATTTTATGTTCGGAGTGTGCAACGGAGAAAGCGGCAGTTAAAGAAAATACAGAAGAAGACCCTGTTAAGGAGGAAGAAGAATGAAAACAAAAAGAATACTCATAAAAAACCTGTTCGGAATAAAGGAAACCGAGTTGGACGGTTCATGCGTAGAAATAACGGGAAAAAACGGAACGGGAAAGACAAGCGTGATTGACGCCATAAGATATGCCCTCACGAACGACAGCGAGAGAGATTATATAGTCCGTAACGGAGAAAGCGAAGGAGAAATCCTTATTGAGACGGATACGGGGTTATTGATAAACAGAAAAAAGAGAAGTCAACAGGCGGATTATAAATCGGTTAAAGATAACGGACAAACGGTACAAAGACCGGAAAGCTTTTTGAACAAACTGTTTACTCCAATGCAGCTTAACCCCGTCGAGTTTGCTTCTTTACCGAAACAGGAACAGAATAGGATAATTCTCGACCTTATAGAGTTCGATTGGGATTTGAACTGGATAAGAGAAAAGTTCGGAGAAATACCGGAAGGGGTTAATTATGAGCAGAACATCTTACAGGTTCTTGAACAGATACAAGCCGACAACGGAGTGTATTTCACAAGAAGACAGGATTTAAACAGAGAAATCAGAAATAACAGAGCGTTTATTGAGGATATAGCAAAAGATTTGCCTGTAAACTACAATGCGGAACAGTGGAAAAACTATAACCTCGGCGAGAAATATCAGTACATAGCAAAAATAAAAGACGAAAATAACAAGATACAGAGGGCAAAAGGTTTTATAGACAGCTATAACAATAAAATAAGAGGATATGAAGCCGATAAAGAAATCGCTATTGCCGCAGAAGAAAAAACAATAGCAAGCGAAAGAGAAAGTCTTTTAAGCAGTATAGAACGTATGAAAGCGGAAATAAAAGCCGCAGAAGAAAAATGCAACGGACTTAACGGAAAACTCGAAGACAAGAAAAAAATCGTGAATGCCGAATACGAAGCAAAGGTTGCAAAACTGGACGGAGATATGCAGATCGCAAAAAAATATTCGGACAAAGAAATAATCGATATATCGGAACTTGAAGCGGAAGCGGATAATGCCGCAAATATGATAAAACATCTCAATGAGTATGAACGAATGGCAGATATGCAAAGAAAAAACGAAAATTTGAAAAAACAGTCAGAAGAACTTACCGAAAAAATAGAGTTAGCACGCTCTTTACCGGGAGAAATATTAAAAGACGCAGTACTCCCCATAGAAAACTTAACGGTAAAAGACGGAATACCGCTTATAAACGGACTTCCCGTAAGTAACCTGTCAGAGGGAGAAAAGCTGGATTTATGTGTAGATGTAGCCATAAGCAAGCCGAATGCACTGCAAATAATACTTATAGACGGAGCGGAAAAACTCAGTGATGAAAACAGAGCAAGACTGTATAACAAGTGCAAAGAAAAAGGATTACAGTTTATCGCTACCAGAACAACTAATGAAAACGAACTGGAGGTTACGGTTTTATGATACTTACCAATGAAAACTATTTCTCAAAGGAAGCCGATATGAAATATATGTCCGTATCGCAGTTTAAGGCGTTTGAGCAGTGCGAAGCCGCCGCCCTTGCTTCTGTAAAGGGAGAATGGGAGAGAACGAAAACAACGGCGCTGCTTGTCGGTTCGTATGTGGACGCACATTTTGAAGGGACGCTGGATGTTTTTAAAGCGCAAAATCCCGAAATATTCACAAAGCAAGGTTCACTTAAAGCCGAGTATAAAAAAGCGGAGGAAATCATTAACAGGATAGAATCCGATGAGGAGTTTATGCGATACTTGAACGGCGAAAAACAGGTAATAAAAACAGGGGAGATTGAGGGCGTGCCCATAAAGATAAAAATAGACGTACTGCATGATGATAAGATTGTGGACCTTAAGATAATGAAGGACTTTGCCCCTGTATGGAAAGATGGGGAGAGAAAGCCGTGGTTCTCGGCATGGGGTTATGACTTACAGGGAGCGGTTTATCAGTATATAGAGGGCAACAACAAGCCTTTTATACTTGCGGCAGCCACAAAAGAGCCTGTTACGGACTTGCAAGGAGTAGAAATACCGCAGGAGTTTTTAAACGAAAGATTAAATTACTTCATCGGTATGGTTAATCACTATGACGATATAAAGAAAGGATTAGCCGAGCCAATAAGATGTGAGCATTGCGATTACTGCAAGGCGACAAAAAAATTTAAAGTGGTAGACGCAAGGGATTTGTTTTATGAAATGGAGTGAAGAAGTTGAACAGTATAATCATACACGGGAGACTGACGAGAGACCCCGAGACAAAATTTTATGACGGAGATAAAAGCGTTTGCAAAATCTCCGTTGCGGTAGACCGTTCCTTTAAAGATAAGGACGGAAAGCCGGTAACGGATTTTTTTAACTGCACATGCTTCGGGAAAAGAGCCGAAACGATAGACAGATATCTTAAAAAGGGCGCCGGGATAATCATACGGGGAGAAATGCAGAATAACCGCTATGAGAAGGACGGAAAAATGATGGACGGGTGGCAGATAAAAATTAATGAGTTCGATTTTGGTTCTCCTTCAAAGAAGGACAGTTCCCAGTCCGTTCCCTCCGACGGCAATGCTCCTGTAGGATTTACGCCCGTTGACGAAACGACAGACGATGAAGAACTCCCATTCTAAGGGGGCGATACAGTGATACTGATTGATACAAGAGAAAAGACAGACAAGATAAAGCACATCACGGGGTATTTTGATAAACACGGAATACCCCACGACCGTACAAAGTTGTACATCGGAGACTATCAGAGGGCGGATAATCCGTTGTTATTGATTGACAGAAAGCAAAATCTGATGGAGATAGCGACAAACATAGTAAACGACCACGGACGTTTTAAGCGTGAATTAGACCGTTTAAGCGCAATAGGGGCAAAGATGTACATACTGGTGGAAGAAAAGCTGGACAGCATAGAAGATGTAGCGCAGTGGAAATCCCCTGTAAAGAAAGACGGAACGCCTTATGTAAGAATGAGTGGCGCAACGCTGTATAAATATATGAAATCATGGCAGTACAAGCATAACATCGAGTTTGTGTTCTGCCATAAAAACGGTACGCCGGGAAAGATACTGGAACTTTTGGAGGTTGATAAAAATGCAGCAGATTAATATTAAACACTATACTGCCGAAGAATATCAATTTTCCGAAGAACCGTATGAATTTTTACTTTCGCTGTCCGACTTTCAGCGCAGCGCCTGCCTTAACATTATGGCGGATAACGCAAAAAAGGACTGCAAAATAACGAATTTTAAAACGATGTACCGAGAGTATTGTAAGGACCGTAAACATAAGACTGTAGAAGTTTCTACAAATAATAATGTAACGAACTTTGACGATCAGCCGTTGGAGCTTGATTGCGGCTCATATAAAGCGGATGATTTCGGAATAGTCAGCTTTACGGAAAACGGAGTTATAACCGTATGCGTACATCCGATAATGCCCGTAAAAAGGCTTACGAATATAGACACTCTGACTGAAAAATTAGAGCTGGCTTTCCGAAAAGGACGAAAGTGGAAATCGGTTGTAGTAGATAAAAAGACCATAGCGAGCAAGACCGCCATAATAGCCCTTGCCGACCTCGGTATCGCCGTTACAAGCGAGAACGGGGCATACATGGTTAAATACCTGCACGATATAGAAAACTATAACTATGAACGAATACCGGAGTATAACAGTGTCGGCAGATTAGGCTGGATAGACGGCGAGGGATTTGCGCCGTACGTTGAAAATCTGGTTTTTGACGGAGACGGAAATTTTAAGACGTTTTTTGAAAGCGTCAAGGAAAAAGGCAGCTATGATACATGGCTGCACCTGTGCAAGCAGATAAGGCGGACAAGCCTTTACGGAAGAATAGTGCTTGCCGCCAGCTTTTCATCCGTACTTGTCAAACCTATGAACTGCCTGCCGTTCTTCGTCCATTTATGGGGAGGAACGGAAGTAGGTAAAACAGTAGGTTTAATGCTTGCGACATCGGTTTGGGCAAATCCCGAACCCGGAAGATTTATGCACACGTTTAATTCAACGGCTGTAGGACGTGAAAAGAGCGCGGCGTTTGTCAATTCAATGCCGTTAATAATGGACGAGTTGCAGATTGTCAGCGATAAAAAACAGTTCGATAAGGATATATATATGCTTTCCGAGGGCGCAGGAAAGACGAGGGGCAATAAAACAGGCGGAGTGGATAAAACGCCCACATGGGCGAACTGTATAATCACCAGCGGAGAAATGCCTATCACAACGGCGTCTTCGGGCGGCGGCGCCGTAAACCGAATAATCGAAATCGAGTGCAAAGAAAAACTTTTCGGCGATCCCCGTGAAGTAGCCGATACCGTCAGAGCCAATTACGGCTTTGCGGGAAAGAGGTTTGTAGAGTGGCTGGAGGAAGAAAGCAACATCGACAGGGCAAAAGATATTTTTAATAATTACAGAAAAATGTTGAGCGATACGGAGGTTACGGAAAAACAGACCATGGCAATATCGCTGATACTTACGGCGGACAAGATTATCACGGAAATACTGTTCAAGGACAATAACGCTTTGAAAGTCAGCGAAGTAGCCGAGTTTTTAAAGACGAGAAGCGAAGTGAGCCAGAATGAAAGGGCGTTGGAGTATATAAAAGATTATATTTCCATAAACAGCATGAGGTTTGAGCAGGATATAGACGATAACAAAGGTGAGGTATGGGGTGTAATAAACGACGATTACATCTGCATTATAAGAGCCGTTTTCAACCGTATATGTGATGAGAGCGGATTTAATCCACAGGCGTTGTTATCGTGGCTTAAACAGAATAAAAAAATAGAGTTTAGCAAAGGTTACACAAAGACAAAGAAAATAAGAGGAGAGCCGGTAAGTTGCGTATGGCTGATAAAGGAGAAAGAAGAGGAAGAAGTTGGTGACCTTGACAAGGATTGCCCCTTCTAGGTGTGACCTTACCTACAATATTAAAAAAGTCACACCAAAGTCACACCTCGAAAACTCAGTAAAATCAAGGGTTGCAAGGAACAGGTGTGAAAGTGTGACGGTGTGAGCGAAAAATATACCCTTATATAGAGGATATATAGAGAGCGTGTATTGTAAGACAACGAATGGTGTGTATATATATTTCCTATAGAGAAAAAACCGAAAAATTGTCACACCTTCACACCATAGGGCGAAAAGCCAGTAAAATCAACAGTTTTAAAGGTGTGAACCTAAGTCACACCACTTCACACACTTCACACCTTTTTCGGAGATGATAAAAATGGATTTTGACAGAATAAAAGAAGTAAAGAGCCGTGTCAATCTGATTGACGTATTGAAAGACGCAGGAATACACCTTAAAAATAATAACATGACCTGTTGTCCGTTCCATAAAGAAAAAACCGCTTCGTTCTCCGTAAAAGGAAACAGATATAAATGCTTCAGCTGCGGAGAGGGCGGAGACGTTATAGACTTCGTATCTAAGTATTATAACATATCCCCCGTAGAAGCGGCAAAGCGATTGGACGATACATATAACCTCGGCGTGTTTCACGAATTGACCGCAGAGGAGAAAAAAGAGATAGCAAGACAGAATACGGAGAAAGAAAAAGAAAAAGCGTACAAAGCGGAATTTAAAGAAATACGGGACAGGTTGTATGCAAAGAAATGTAAAGCCTATAGGGAATGTCAGTTGATTATGGAACTGTCAGACCCGAAGAAGTTCGGTATTAATCAATTCTATGTAAAGGCATACAACGAAGCTCAGAAGATAGAGCATTGGTTTGAACAGGAGGCGGATCTATGGCGTATATGACGAACGAAGAAGCCGACGAATATTTACACTTGCTTGAACGAAAGAAAAAGGCGTTGAGCTTGGAGAGCAAGGAAAGAGAAAAGTTTAAAGAAGAATGGGAAAAAATCCTTGACGGGACAACCGATAAAATACTGGACTATGTTTATTGTGTGATAGGTCCTTATGAATTGGAGAACGCCCCCTCTAAAACGGTTGCGGCATTATTGGACATGCCGTCTTTATGGGGAGATTTGAAAAAATACGAGGAACAGGGAGAAGCAAAGAAAGTAAAAGGTATAGCCGAAGCATTAAAAATTATGTACCAAACGTTAAAGGATGTAGGCTATGGGGAAGAACAGAGGAGCGAAACAGATGTGTGATAGAGACTGTTTCAACTGTAAATACGATGATTGTATTTGTGAAGAAGTAACCGACAGAGATTTAGTCGAGGTGTGGAAAGCAGAATCTGCGGCAGGATTGAGGCTGAATGAGACGCTCACAGATGAAGAAAAACGTATAAGAGCCAATGAATATCGGAAAAAATATCGACACAAGCATAAAGAACATTATCAGCAGTACAGAGCTGAGTACTACGAAAAGAACAAAGAAAAGCTCAGGGAGTATTGGAGAGAATATCAGAGGGAATATCGCAGGAAAAACAAAGAAAAGCTATCCGAATACGCGAAAAAATACCGAAAGAAGAGAGCTTTGAAAAACCAAGGTATACAGGGATAAGCCCTTTATATAATAAACCGGTCGCAAAAAATAAACCGCATAATAATTCAAAACTAATCCCTTGACTACATATAGGCGATGAATGTCAAGTGTCAACACAGACCGGGCATGAAAGAGGGTGGTTGGAGATATAAGTTCTTTATAGGGGAGGAGAAAAAATATGAAAATAGGATACGGCACAAGCACAGTAAGAGTTGACAATATAATTGGACGTCAAAAGCGAATGTTAGATGTGCGAGTAGGCGATAAGATAGATTTTAACGGAAGAAAGTATAAGGTGTATGAGGTTTATCCGCACTTTGTTAGGGCGAAGAACAGCGATAGGGAAATCACACTAAACAAAGGGCAGATAATAATGGCTAAGGGCGGAGGACTGAGGGAGGAAGAGGAATGATACACATAATAGACGATTACTACGTTACAGGCGGTGCAAGGGACTACACGCTGCTTAAGGACACTCATAGAGAGGATAAGAACGGCAATACGGCGTACAAAACATTAGGGTACTACGGTAGCGTTGCTAACGCCGTTGAGGGACTGCGAAAAACATTATAGGAGGGTTAGTGAATGACACCGAAAGAAGCAATAAAAATACTTGAAATAGCAAAGGCAGAAGTCGAATGGAACTACCCGTTAGATTATGCGATTGCAATAGATACGGCGATAGAAGCACTACAAAAAGTGCAGGATTATGAAGCACAGTGGATAGAAGATATAAAAAAACCTTTGGAGCCGTTGAAGTTAAGTAGTGCTTTGAATAGTGAAATATTCAAACTAAAATACAGAATGAAAAATAAACCGAAAGAAGTAAATATACTTGATTACACTATAATAGCCGCATTACAAGACTGTTTACAACGATATTCAAAGCAGAGGGGTGATAACAAATGACACTAGAGGAAGCAATAGAACAACTGGAAAGTCTTATTCTTAACAGCCAATCATTCCACGAAGAAGAAGGCGACATCTGGGAAAAAGATATAGAGGCATTGAATATGGCAATCTCAGCACTGGAAAAGCAGATGCCGAAGAAGCCGATTATTAAACCTTGGTCTCCTGCAATATGTCCGTCATGTGGGGAAGAATTGTCAATAAGCTTAGGAGATGGCTATTATAGCCACAGGATAATTTTAACACATTGTCCCAATTTAGAGTGTTTGCAACGATTAGATTGGGGTGATGAAGAATGACTTTCAATGACTTTATAGAAATCTTAATATATGTTTTAGCTATTGCCGTAGTCATAACAAACGTATACTTCTTAATCAAGGATTATAGGCTGAGACTGGGCGAGAGAGCGATACTTAAGCGCTACGGCATAACGGAACAGGTCGCAAAGCTGAAAGAAGAGTGCCGAGAACTGATAGAAGCCTCGGACGGGTACATAAACGGAACGGACAGCAAGGCGCATTTTTTAGAAGAGATAGCGGACGTACTGGTGATGATTGAGCAGATGATAATGCACTTCAACGCACAGGACAAGGTTGATGAGATAAAGAGGTTTAAGGTCAAAAGGCAGTTGGGGAGAATAGAGAGGGAAGAAAATGACAAGAAGTGAATTGTTACAGATAGCTGAAAAAACAGTAAACGGAGACAGGGAACAGGATTACGGAAGCCCCGAAAACAATTTTGAAACTATTGGTTTAATGTGGAGTGTATATTTGAGGAAAGCAAAGCCTGATATTAATTTAGCTGTCAACGACATTGCTCCAAAAGATGTTGCGGTTATGCTTATTTTGCAAAAAACAGCAAGAATAGCGAGCGGACACGCAAAGAATGATAATTGGATTGATATAGCAGGATATGCCGCTTGTGGTGGTGAAATTGAGAGCATAGGGGAGAAAAACAATGAGCGATAAGTTAGATGAGCTTATTAAAAACGCTCCGGTAGTAGATATGTTTTCAGATATTCCCTATAGGAAGAAGGTGGCAATTAACTTATGCGGCAGATTAACAGCAGGCGTTATAAATATTAAGTACAGGCTATTGAAACGGAGGAAGAAAAATGAATCTGAACAGAGCGCATCGGAAGATTGAGCATGAAAAGCTGAATCGTGAGGTAATGTCAAAGGTTGAGGGTAGAGTAATACCGAGAGTACAATGTGCATGTTTGGCTGCAACGGCATTAGTTTTGCATGATAAGTTCGGGTTCGGACAAAAAAGGCTAAACAAGTACATAGAGGAAGTATTCTATATATTTGAGAGCATATATACACAATATACCGACTTTGATGATATTAAGCGCTGTATATACGATGAATTAGGGATAGATTTTGAAGAGATAGAAGAAAAAAGACTTGCTCAACAGGGGTGATGTAGTTGGAAAAGAAAACACCAAAGGAGTATTTAAGGCAGTTGAGGACTGCTGAAATAAAGATAGAACAGAAAGAAGAAGAACTGGAAAGACTGAAATCTTCACTGGAAAGCATATCAACAGGTACGGACAGCGAGAGGGTGCAGACAACGCCAAATGACAGGCTGTCGGAGGAAGTACCGAGAAAAGTTGATTTGGAAGAAGAAATAAATGCGGATTTGGGCGCACTGTTAATGCTTAGAAATAAGATTATAAACGAGATACAGAGCATGGATAATCCTGTATACATAAATATACTGTATAAAAGATATGTGCAGTATAAGAGTCTTGAAGAGATAGCGGTGGAGATGAGTTATGTGTATGTACACACTAGACGTTTGCATGGATTAGCTTTACAAGCATTCAGAGCGCGCTATCCACAAAAGTTCCAATAAAGAAAGATGTTACACAATGTTACATTTATCTGTGGTATAATAGTAGAGTAAAAAGTTATGAAAAATACTCTTCTCCTTAACATGACTGAATAAGCAGTCTGTAAAAAGAAAAGGTCGGTTAATACCGACCTTAATCTTTCACCTCTTCATCAGGAGATAAAGTGTTAATAGCAGCTAAAAGAAATTGTGAACGACTGATATTATTTTCTTTACAGTATCGGTCGATACGGTCAAATATCTCAGGCTTAATTTGAACATTAAAAGCCTTGTATGCTTTTTTGTTGTATTTGTATTTTACTGCCGATGATGTTTTACCCATTTTAAAATCTCACTTTCTTTTAAGGATGTTAATTAAAGCTATTATGCTGATTATTAAAGCTGCTATACTGATTATTAACGATAACATTTGCATAATTATATGACATGGAGTAAAATATATATAAGGGGAGGGGCATAAGCCCCAAGCCCTACTTTTTGGTAGCCAGTCTATACAGGATAATAGCTGTCGCAAGGTTGATTATCGCTGTTATTAGATTGGCTATTGTATTTATAAGCTCCATGTCTTTCCACCTCCTTTCTATGTTTTAATTATAGCATACTGTTAGTAGTATGTCGATAGAAAAGGGATAAAAACAGAATAAATTTGTGAATTTCAGAGCTTTTTAAGCTCTTTTTTTATGCCCGAAAGGATGTGATACAGTGGCATGACAGAAAAACAGAAAAAATTTGCAGACGAATATTTAATCGACCTTAATGCCACCAGAGCATACAAAGCGGTATATAAAAGCGTTAAAAACGATAACTCGGCGGCGGTAAATGCTTCAAAGCTGCTAAGAAACACTAAGGTTGCGGCGTATATTGAAGAAAAAATAGCTGAAAGGTCGGAGCGTACAGAGATAAAACAGGACGATGTTGTAAAAGAGCTGGCAAAGATAGGATTTGCGGAATCGCCTTTAATCGGTGAAATAGAAATAAGGGGCGGAGATAAATTAAAAGCGTTGGAGCTTCTCGGAAAACATCTGGGAATGTTTACTGAAAAACAGGAAATAAAGGCGCAAATCAGTTACGAGGATTATTTAAGTAAGCTGGACGGCGATTACAGCTATTAAAGGGACGGCGGTTATATGCTGAATATAAAAAACGCAAAACAATATATAGAGAAGTTTTTAAAGATAAAAACAAAAAATAATGAGATAGTCCCGTTTACGCTGAATGAACCGCAAAAGAGACTGTATGACGTTATCAGACAGCAGGCAGAGCAGAAGAAGCCGATACGATTAATTATTTTAAAAGCCAGACAGATGGGATTTTCTACACTGACAGAGGCGTTGATATTTCATAGGACGGCAACGAAAGCCAATGTAAACAGTCTGATTATCGCACATAAAGACGACGCCACAACTAACCTTTTCAATATGTCCAAACTGTTTTACAGCGAACTGCCGCCGATGATGAAACCGCAGAGGCGAGCCAGTAACGCAAAAGAAATAATATTTGACGCGCCCTCAAGGCGTGAGGATTTAAGGGGATTAAACTCAAAAATAAAATGCGCTACCGCCGGCGGAGACGGTGTCGGACGATCTGATACGTTCTCAAATGTGCATATATCGGAGTTCGCATTTTGGACAGGCGACAAAATGGAAACTCTTAATGGTCTTTTGCAGTCCGTCCCATCTACTGCCGGAACAATGGTTATTGTCGAAAGTACGGCAAACGGATTTGACGAGTTCAAAAGGCTGTGGGACGCTTCCGTAAACGGCGAGAATGATTTTATACCTGTTTTCTTTCCGTGGTTCGAGCTGTCCGAATACAGTAAGCCCTATGACGGTTTTCAGCTGACCGATGAAGAAAAGGAACTGCGACAGCGGTATAACCTAACCCTTGACCAATTGACTTGGCGGCGATGGTGTATAAAAAACAACTGCGGCGGCGATATAAATTTGTTTAAACAGGAATATCCCGCAAGTCCCGAAGAGGCGTTTATTGCTACGGGGGCATGCGCCTTTGATACCGAAAAGATTATACGGCGCATAAACGATTTAAAAGACTATGAATATGAACAGGGCGGCTTTGAATATGAATATGACGGTACTTGTATTCAGCAGGCACGATTTACAGAAGATGTAAAAGGCTGCATAAAGATATTTAAAGAACCGATAGACAACACGCCTTATGTTATCGGCGGAGATACGGCAGGAGACGGCAGCGACTACTTTACGGCTCATGTCATTGATAATACGACAGGGGAACAGGTGGCGGTACTGCGGTCTGATACAATGGACGAGGACGAATATACAAGGCAAATATATTGCTTGGGTATGTATTATAATAACGCTTTGGTCGGAATAGAGGCTAACTTTTCAACATTCCCCATAAGGGAACTGTCAAGGATAGGCTATCATAAACAGTATGTCAGAGAAACGCCCGATACATTTACAGGCGCGGTTAAAAAGGCTTTCGGCTTTAAGACTACAACGGCAACAAGACCTGTTATTATTGCGAATCTGGTACAGATAATAAGAGACGAAACATATTTGATTAATGACGTTGCAACGCTTCGTGAAATGCTTTCATTTGTTAAGATAAAGGGCAAGGCACAGGCTGAGGACGGCGAACACGATGACCTTGTAATGGGATTGGCAATAACATACGGCATAAGAGGACAACAGGCAATGACCGTTGAAAAAGGTAAGACAAAAAAAGTGCGTTGGGAAGCCGACCAATGGGAGGACTATTACAATTCAAACGCCGAAGGACGAAAAGAATTAATAAAAAGATGGGGGAATCCGTTTTAATCGGCTCAATTGCCGTTAATCGGGTTCTTTTTTATAGGGGTGATTAAATGGGAAACAATAAAGGCGGTTCTAATCTGAAAAAATGGCAGGACAGACTAAGAAATAACCGTTCCGAATATGAAAACGAACTGAATAAAATGGCTGAAAGAGACGCATTGTATAACGGTACTAAACAGATTTCGGGCATTGACGGAAAAGCGGCGAAAAAAAGTAATTACGTCAGAAATATCGTCGGGGAGATAATAGAAGCGGAGGTTGACAGCTCCATACCGTTGCCGAAAGTCAGCGCAAAAAGACCCGAAGACGAGGACAGAGCGATGACCATAGAGGCGTTTTTGAGAAACGAACTGGATTATCTGCCTTTTGAGAAAATAAACGATATGGACGAGCGTACAACGCCTATACAGGGCGGCGACTTCTTCCTTGTGGAGTGGGATAACGACCGCCATACCCATGATACGGTGGGCGGTTTAAAGGTTTCGTTACTGCACCCGAGACAGGTAATACCGCAGGCAGGTGTAAACAATATACAGGACATGGATTATATATTTGTGCTTACGGGGACGACAAAAAAAGAGATTAAACGCCGATATAATGTCGATGTATTTTCCGAATATGAGGAGTTCCCCGAGGTGAGAAGCGGCGACGGCGATACGGATATAACGTCCAATGAACTTGTTACGCTTGTAACCGCCTACTATAAAAATAAAAACGGCGGTATCGGCGTGTATCGTTGGGTAGGAGATACGGAAGTACAATCTTTGCCCGATTACTTCGCAAGGCGTTTAAAGTACTGTAAAAAGTGCGGTAACATAGTAACGGAAGACGAAAGGATATGCCCCGTATGCGAAAGTCGGGCATTTGAACACAGAATACAGGAAACAACGCAGCTTGACAGGGACATAGATATAGAGATAAACGGCGGACAGCGAGAATATATATCGCAGATGACGGCTCCTGTATATGGGGATATACCCGTAACAGACGAAACAGGGACGGAAATGTTTGATGAGTTCGGAAACGCCATGACGGAATACGGCATAATCGAAGAGGCGAGACCGAACGAAGTTCCGATTTACAAGCTGACGCAGTACCCTGTAATTCTCCGCAGAAATATATCGAAAAGCGGCGCGCTGTTGGGCGGTTCCGATGTAGACAGTATAAAAGACCAGCAGGAAATGATTAAAAAACTGGGCGATAAAATGCAGGAGAAGCTTTTAAAGGGCGGTTCTTATGTAACATTCCCCGTAGGTGTTAATACAAGAAAAAGCGATGAGGAATTAAAGGTTATAGAATTGGAAGACCCGTCGCAGAAACAAATGATTGATGTGCTGAACATACAGGCTAACATTTCCAACGATATGGCGTTTATGGATGTGGCGTATCAGGCGGCAAGGGAGACAATCGGAATAACGGACAGCTTTCAGGGAAGAAAAGACAGTACGGCGCAGTCGGGAGCGGCTAAACAGTTTGCGGCGGCTCAGACGGCAGGCAGACTGGAAAGTAAACGAGTTATGAAACAGGCGGCATATCAGGAGCTTTTTGAAATGATGTTTAAATTCATGCTTGCATACGCCGATGAACCGAGGGCAACAAAAAGACAGAATCCTATAGGGGATATAGAATACGGTATGTTCGACAGATACAATTTTCTTGAAAGGGATGCGGCAGGGGAATTGTACTGGAATGATGATTTTCTGTTCAGCGTCGATACGACAAACAATAACGCACAGAACAGAGAGGCGTTATGGAACTCAACGAAAGAGGCATACCAGAGCGGCGCATTCGGAGACCCTGCCAATATAGACACAAGGATATTGTACTGGGCGACACTGGAAAGATACCACTATCCAAACGCAGGAAATATCAAGCAGAATTTGAAAGAACAGAAAGAACAACAGGAGGCGCAGTCAAATGAAATGCAAGCATTGCAATCTGGAGATGGAAGTATACAAGGGGAAGGAAACACAGGAGGGGTACAAGGTAATTTACCGCTGCCGCAACAGCCAATGCCCCGAATATGAAAAAAATATAGAAGTAATAAAAGATAAATGCTGATAATTCGGAATTAATAAGGTTAAACCGCAGGCGGAGACCGCGTTCTTCGCCGAGGAGAACAGCGAATGAGGAAAAATTTATATTTTATCCGAAGAGCTGTTCATACATACAGTGGCAAGCGGAAATCCGAGGGGATTTACGCTTAACAGAGAAAGGCGGCGATCCATAATCATCTCGTCCTGAGCAAGACGTAAAAAGGCTTTATTTTTGTGGAAAGGAGGTAAAGCAATGGGTAAGGGCATGAATAGTTTAAAGGGAAAAGTAACAAATAAAAACGCAATGTATGTAGAAGCTGACGTTAAAAGCGAAAGCAAAAAGCCTGTAAGCAAAAAAGGCGGAGACCTTAGGGCAAAGAAATGAGGAGGGCATAAGAAATGACCGAAGAAGAATTTAACGCATTGGCAGAGGAAGAATTGACAGACGAAGATTTATCGGAAGAAACAACGGAAGATACAGAAGATACGCCTGAGCCTATGGGGGATACGGAAGAACCTGCGGAGCAGACGGAAGAAGAGGAAGAAGAAACAGAAGAACACGAAGAACAGCCGCCGATGCCGCAGAGAAGAGCGCAGACGGCACAGGATACGGCGTTAGAACAGGAATACAGAGAGGCGTTTAACAAGATTAATCCCTATACAGGCAGACCGATACAGTCTCCCGAAGAATTTTTTGCATACAAACGTCAATACAATGCCGAATTGGTACAGCACAAAAAACAGCAGACAACGCAGAATATATTTGACGGCATAAGAAACGGAACCGCAACAGCGGAAGATTTTGACCGTTATGTACAGGGATTAATAAACAACAGTCCCAATATGCAGGCTTCAAAGGCAATGGCTGTGAAAATGCAGCAGCTGGAAAGACAGGCGCAGGTTGAAAGCGGCAGGGCAAGAATGCAGGCTGATATCGACGCATTAAACAAAGAATATCCCGCTTGTGAAATCAAAAAGGTTGAAGATATAAAAGACAGCGGAATAGTCGATTATTTAAAGCGTGGGTTAAGCATAGCGGACGCCTATTATCTGACGCACCGCACGGAAATAACGGAAGCGCAGAAAGCAGGCGTAAGACAGGCGGTAGTTAATCAGGCAAACGGCAAAAAGCATTTGCAGACTACGGCGGACAACAGTAAGGGAGAAGAATATATTCCCGATGATGTTTTTGCGGAATACAAACGTTTCTTTCCCGAATGGGACGATAAAAAAATAATAGCGGATTACAAAAGGAGGCATAAATAATGTTTAAAATAGCAAAACGAGACGTGGCGGACGTTAATCCGCACGTTTATATGGAAGCTGCCGAAGCTCTTACAATCGGAGAGGCGCTTAAGACAGCGAGTGGAAAACTTACAAAAGCAACGGCAAAAGATGAGGTTACATATATATGTATGGGTGAAAAGAACGAAAAAGGATTATATCCCGTTATGGCGGTTCATCCGACAGATTATTTTGAGACAACATCGACAGCGACAATCGCAAAGACGCTTATCGGTACAACGGTAACATTGCATACCGACGGATTAACGGTTACAGCAACGGCGGCAGGCCCGTTTGTTATTGATGAGACAGACGGAGCGGCAACGAACTCAACGGTAATCGGTCATTTTGTTAAACCGGCAGCGGCGCAGTAAGGGAGGTAATATACAATGGCAGGAATTATATTTTCAGAAGGCAGCGGACTTAATAACAGCGCGTTCGGTAAATCACAGGAGCCTATCAAGGCAGTAATCGAACAGAATGTTGAAGCGTTTGAAGAAATGTCCATGATTGATAAAATCTTCTACATGGACAAATCAACTAATTTTGCGGAAAAATATACCCAGGAAACATCACTGGGAGACTTTAAAGACGTCGGAGAAAACGGCGCATATCCCGTTACATCTATTCAGGAGGGTTATGAAAAAGTAATTACCCCCGTAACATGGAAAAATAAATTTGAGGTTACGGCTGAAATGCTGGAGGACGCCAAATACGGTAAGATTAAATCAAGGGCGAATATATTCGCTACATCGTTTAACAGAACAAGAGAGAAGTTTGCGGCTACTCTTCTTGCAGGCGGTATTAACACAACGGCTGCTTTCGGCGGTAAAACATACGATACTACATCGGCGGACGGCGCGGCTCTGTTCTCGAAAGCGCATAAGTCAATCACTAAGGGAACAAAAGACCAGAGCAATATTTTTACAGCCGCGTTCTCTCAGAGCATTATGGACGCCGTACAGGAAAAAATGCAGATGTTTACAGACGATGACGGCAATCTTTTAAATGTTGCGCCCGATACAATCATAATCCCCAACAACGGAGCGCTTAAAAGAGCCGTATTTGCGGCGGTAGGTTCGGAGCTTGACCCTGCGACATCTAACAATGCAATCAACTTCCAGCTCGGTCTTTGGAATGTGCTTGTATGGCCTTATCTTCCTACAGGTCTCGGAACAGGCAGTAAGCCTTACTTCATTATGATGGACAGCAAGTTCAATAAAGACTATATGGCTCTTCCTTGGGTAGACAGAATTCCTCTTTCCGTTAAATCCGATATTGACCCCAATACGGACGCCAACGTATGGAAGGGCAGAGCAAGATTCGGCGCAGGCTTCAATAACTGGCGTGGTGTTGCTATCTGCGGAGAGGGATTAACAGGAACGGCATTAAGCTGATTAACATGATGGGAAACGGGGTGAAACCCTATGAAATGGTACGATGTAAAACTGATAACATTACAGAAGATGTTTTCAAACGATACGGCGGAATTTATTACAGACGATAATACTACGCCGTATCTTACGGCTATGCCTGGTGCGGCAACAGCCTGCCTAAACTACATAGCGACGGCGGTAAGACATATAGATTTAAGCTATACCATAGAGCAGGACGGCTCACAGAAAGGAATACAGCGATACGATTTAAAAAAGCTTGCTCCCGATTTCTTTTCGCTTGAACCGTCAAGCATATATTTTGAGGATGAAGAAGGGCATTACGGAAAGGCTTATAACTTTGCCGTAGAGCATACAAGCATACTGCTGATTGACGGCTCTTTAAAGGGAAAATGGACGGTATATTATAATGCCTATCCAACCGAAATAAAGCAGGATACGGCAGACGATTACGAATTGCCGTTATATCCCGAAGCTGCCGTTCTTCTGCCGTGGTTTATGGCTTCACAGCTGTATAAAGACGATGACCCGTCATTGTCTACGGTCTATTGGAATGAGTTTGTCGCAATGCTTGAAGACGCAAGAAATACGGCTAAAAAGGTTATGAACACAGGCTTTGACGAGTTCATCAATACAAAGGGGTGGTATTAAATGAGACAGTTTAATCCGCCTGCCACCGTTGATCGCAGTGTAACGAAAATAGAAAATTTCAAAGGCGTAGACCTTACCAATTCACCGACAAACGTTTCTCCCGGAAGAAGCCCGGAAGCGCCTAATATGATCAGAGACGTCCCCGGTAAAGTAAGAAAACGTATGGGGTACAAGCTTGATGTCAAGTACGATGACGAAATATACGGGGTATTTCATTTGGACGGCGAAAGATTTGTACATTCGGGAACAAAGCTGTATCACGGTGAAACAGTCGTTTACAGTGATATGAATACAGCGCGTTCCAAAGGCTGGGCGTTGGGAGACAGGTTATATATGCTTGACGGCAAAACCTACCTTGTGCTGGGGAAGTTTGACAGAAAGACGTATACCGTTAAAAAAGTAAGTGAGATTGCCACAGTTCCGACCACATTTATATCGAGGAAACCCAACGGAGAGGGCATAAGGTTTCAAGAGATTAATTTTTTACAACCTAAGTTCAAAAACGAATTTTTGGCAGACGGAGAGGCAAAAGTATTTCAGTTATCCCTTGATGAACTTAATTCCGTTGATAAGGTGGAGATATTAAACAGTGACGGAGACTGGATAACGAAAAAAGTCAATACAGATTATAAGGTTGACTTAAAACTGGGAACCGTAACATTTACAACAGCTCCCGAAAAACCGACCGTATCGGGCAGGGACAATGTGAGAATAACGGCTTCAAAGGTAATAGAGGGATATGCGGATACTATAAACAAATGTTGTATATCAATCGTATACGGCATAGAGGGGGCAACGGACAGGCTTTTTGTAGGCGGCAATCCTAAATATCCCAATCGAGATTGGTTCAGCGGACTGAAAAGCGTATCGCAGGAGGATATAGACAAGGACGAAACGGCAAAGTCCAAATCCCTTGAAGATTTTACATTCTTCGGAGATCTCAGCTATTCCACCATAGGACTTGATACAAATGAGATAGTCGGGTATTCGCTGGTAGGTAATTATTTGGCTGCCCATAAGTCCGACGGAGCAGACGGACGTAACGTAATAATGAGATACGGCGAATATACCACTTTGAACGGAGTACAGCGTGCCTCATTCAGAATAGTAAATACTATACAGGGAATAGGTGCGGTAGGGCGTTATAACTTTGCATATCTCAACGAAAGTCTGTTTGCTACAAAACTTGGGATATACGCTATCACAGCGCAGGACATTACAGGGGAAAAATATACGCAGGAAAGGTCTTTCTATATCCGTAACGCGCTTATGGAGGAGGACTTGGAAAACGCATACGCCTGTACTTACAATGACTTCTATGTACTGGCAACGCCTAAAAGAATGTATCTTCTCGACGGTCTGCAAAAGGTATATGAGAAAAACAATCCGTACAGCAGCTTCCAGTATGAGTGCTACTACTGGGAGATACCCAACATCAGTGTTGTATTTACGGAGAACAATACTCTTTGCTTCGGAACGCATACGGGAGAGGTGATGAAGTTTTATACCGATAAGCATTTGCAGACTTCATATAACGACAACGGAGAGCCGATAAAAGCACGATGGGACACAAACGCCCTTGACGGCGAACTGTTTTATAAGAAGAAAAACTTTAAATATCTTTCCGCACAGATTGCTCCTGCCATATCGACAGGCTATGAGGTGTGGGCGGAGATAAAGGGAATATGGAAAAAACTGTTTGATAGCGGCGCAAAGGCAAGATACTTTGATTTTTCATATATCGACTTCGGAAAGATTAACTTTTCGTCCGATACTTCCCCACGAACAATAGGAAGAAAAATAAGGATAAAAAGAGTTGATAAAGTCCGTTTTTCATACCGCAATGAAGAACTGAACGAGCCGTTCGGACTGTATGCAATCGGCACGGAGTTTACGGAAAGCGGTAATTATAAAGTATAAGACAACTGTAAAAGGTTGTCTTTTTTTATTTAAGAAAGGAGGTTCAAAACTTGGCTGATTTATTCAAAAAGATAGAGCCTGCCGATTATGCCGATAAAGGTATAAGAGTAAAGCCTAACCCTCTGGGACTGCCTGTAGCGGAAGCACAGAGAGCCTTTGACGAACTGGTGTTAGACGTTACCATACCGCAGTTTAATATCATTGTAGATGAGTTAAATAATCTACAGATAGATACAAGAGTGCCGTCGGAGAACATTAAAGGAATAAGAATTAATCCCGATAAGGTTATTGAGGTAACAACGGACGGTATAGCTTATGAGGCGACAGGCTCAAGCGGTCATATCGTAGAGGACGGTACGGGAAAGGAATATCCCCAAAGAAGCAGATTGCAGTTTAAAAATGTAGTTGTTGCCGATGACGAACCGAACAGGTGCACAGTTATTGAGGGTGTGCAAGGTATACAGGGAGAAAAAGGAGACAAGGGCGACAAAGGTGAAAAAGGGGATAAGGGCGATAAAGGCGATTTAGGTAAAGCATGGCTGCCCGACATAAGCTCCAACGGCGATTTAAACTGGTCGCAGTCCGATACTACAATCCCACCTGCAACGGTAAATATCAGAGGACCGCAAGGAGTTCAAGGCGTACAGGGTATGCAAGGCGCAGTAGGACCGCAGGGACAGCAGGGCATACAAGGTCCGAGAGGCGTTCAAGGCATCCAAGGCGAACAGGGCGAGAGAGGTCCGGCAGGCGCAACAGGTTTACAGGGCTTAAAAGGCGATAAAGGGGATAAAGGAGAACCGGGAGCACAAGGACCCCAGGGCGCAACAGGAGCGACAGGTGCAGCAGGACCGAGAGGATTACAAGGACCGCAAGGCGTGCAAGGACCGATGGGACCGCAAGGTCTTAAAGGTGCTGACGGCGCAGACGGAAAGAGTTTTGTTATACAAGATGTGTATTCGACACTTCAAGCCTTAAGAAACGCAATACCGACGGGCGATAGTTATGCCTATATGGTAGAAGCGGATAAGAATGTATATATATGGTCTGAAACAAAAAAAGACTGGGTAGCATTGGGACAGCTTCAAGGGCCACAGGGAGCACAAGGTCCGGCAGGAGCGCAGGGAGTACAGGGTGCGGCAGGAACATTGTCAATCAAACAGGTTATTACAGGCGCAGCGGGAACATCGGCAAGTGTTGTAAATGAGGGTACTCCCGAAAATGCTTCGCTTGTTATTACAATACCCCGTGGCGATAAAGGCGAGAAAGGCACGACAGGACAGCAGGGTCCTAAAGGTGATAAGGGCGATACAGGTTTACAAGGCCCTCCCGGAGCAACAGGACCACAGGGTTTGCAAGGACCTCAAGGTTTACAGGGAGAAGTCGGACCGCAAGGACCTCAGGGTATACAGGGCGTATCGGGAAAAGACGGCATATCGGCTTATGAAAGCGCTGTCAACGCAGGATATACCGGGACGGAAGCGGATTTTAATAAAGCATTGGCGGTTGTCCCGTCTCCGAAGAAACAGACGGCGTGGGATAGCAAGGTTCAGACCGTCAACAACAAATCCGGTACTTCCGTTACCCTTACCGCCGCAGACGTAGGCGCAGTAGCGGAAGCGGACAGGAATGTAATAGTAGATGATGTAACAGGTAAGAAGTACAAACTGGGTATACAAAACGGCGGTTTGTATTATAGGGAGGTATTGTAATGGCAGGAGAAGTATTTATAGCAAGACAGGACACGTTGGAGACTGTGAAAGGTACGGTTGACGGTATAGACAGCGGAGTTAAGCAGACGAACAACGCCCTCGGAAATTTTTCGGGGGGGGGTACTGACACAGTGAAGAAAGAGCTTCAAACGCTGAAGGACAGTGTGGCGCAGTTGCAGACGAAATCAGACCAATTACAGAGTTTGATAGAACAGTTGATGAATAAGGGCGGAGGGATAACAAAATTTAACTATGTTAATGTAACAGCAGATGGAACTACTAAAACATACAAGACTAAATCATATGGTATATTGATTGGCAATAGGCATGGAACAAAAACTTCTTCGTCTGAGATTTCAATAGATACAGCTCATGGTGGATTAATTGAGTGGCACGAAACTGATAATACAGGTACAGGAAGTAACGACCCTAGGTATTACGCCTGTTTAGGTTTTTTCTTACCCGAAGCCACAATAAAAGTTTATTCTTCTAAAAAAACATCAACAGCACATATATTTGAGTTTATTTAACCTCAGAAAGGAGTGATTAAATGGCAGGAGAAAAATTCATAGCCTTGGAGGAAACTTCACAGGAGATAAAAGCGAGCGTAGATAATGTGAAATCCAATGTAGACGGTCTTAAAACTACCGATGTCCCTGCAATAGATACCCTTGTTGACGAAGTGCTTAAACGCATAGGTTTGACAGGAGATACAGGCGGTAGTGCCAACTTGGGTAGTATTATGGCAAAGCTGAATACGCTTTTAACAGAAATACAAAATGGTGTCAGTGGAGATAATTTTAGTACAACAGGATTTGGAAAAACAATTTACACAGATAATTCAATGCGAGAATTTAGTAGGTTAAATACTAATGATTATGCGTTATGTAAATTTATAACTCCCGTATCAGGTGTTTATAATCTCAAGTTAAAAATAAAAAACCAATATCAAAATGACACTACAGGAAAATATTCCAGTAGCTTCACATTTAGAGTATTAAGAAGTTTTGACGATATCAACATTGATACATCAACAGGATACATAATAAAGTCTAATGAACACATGTTGATATATGATAAGGCAATATTAGGGGAGCCTATGGAAGAGTTGCCTGCAAAGGCAAAAGACATATTAAGTAAAAACAGTTATAAAACTGACCGATTAAAAAGTAATGGACAGTTTCACGAACAGAATATTAAATTTTATGCTGATAAAAATGAAATGATAATAGTAACAAATGAAAATCCAAGAGATACGCCAAAGCATAGTATACAGAATATAGTAATCACTTACGGAAACAAATAACCAATCACTTTATAATCTATTCAATTTAAGGAGGAATTACAAATGAGAAAAACAGTAGATTTAATAGAAAGACTTAACGGAAACGAAGTTGCATTATATCTTGATGAAAACGGTCTTATGCACGCAACGAAGAGAAAAGAGAATGCAGAAAGATACGCAGTCGGCAAAATACTTATAACAGACGAGTGCGAAGTAAAAGGCGGTATGCCCTGTATCAACGGTATTGCGGTTGAGGTTTGGGGCGCAGGAAAGGGATATGTATATCTCTCGAACTATAAAAAATCAAAGGACACAAGATATATCGTTGCCGACGGTACATATCACGTTGAGGGTTCTGTGCGAGTAGACAGAAAGAAACTTCCGAGAGCCGTTCATGCGGCATACAAAAAGGCGAACGAGTTCTATCTTGAATTAGCAAAATGAAATAGGGGAGAGCAAATCTCCCCTTTCTTATAGGGAGGAACGCCATGACATGGGAGATAGTAGCAGGTCTTTTTGTGCTGATAGGCGGTATTGTTTCAATCGTTACGCCGATTGTGAAACTGACGAAATCCATAACAGAGCTGACGGTTAAGGTTGACGACTTTGCTCGTCAGATTGAACAGCAGAGCGTTAGGAGCAAAGAAGCGCACAAAAGACTGTGGGAACACAATGAGGAACAGGACGATAAGTTACAGGAACATGAGATAAGAATAAGTAATCTGGAAAGCAAAGAATAAGATGTATAGCATGTTATAAAAATAAATAAATGAATTATGAAAAGTTTAGAAAAAATAAGAAAAAATGAGTAAATGCAAATGGTTAATGGTTTTTAATTTGTAAAAATGTATTTTTATTCAGCAAATGCTTTTTCTAAAACGAACTTAAATGAACTTAAATGAGTTTAAAGTTTACTATAAATTTAATAAATTATTATAAATTTAAATCCTAACCTTGTTAAGACGTGTTT